CTTTCGACTACGAAACGAATGCATTGAAGCCATTTGCGGCCGGCTGCGGTATAGTGGCAGCATCCTTCTGCATGGACAAGGACCGGTCCTTTGCCTTCCGCATGACAGACAACAAAAGAATCCGACACCTATGGACTAGACTGCTGACGTCGGACTTCGTGGGCAAGATCGCCCACAATGCCAAGTTCGAGGACCTGTGGACCAGGAAGGTCTTCGGCGCACAAGTCCGTCCATGGGTGGGCGATACTATGCTGATGTCCCACTTCCTGGACAACCGTGGATGGATAAGTTCACTTAAGTTTCAGACCGCCATTCGATTCGGAATCCTGGACTACAACAGTGGCGTTGAAGCATTCCTGGAACCGTCATCGGACGAAAAAGCGCGGCACGGTTCCCTGGCTATCAATCGCGCTTCTCAAGCGCCTGACAGAATTCTTCTGCCCTACTGCGGACTCGATTCACTCTTTACCTTTCGTTTGTTTCACTTTTTTCAAAGCCTAATCAGCGAAGGTATATAACCCAGGAATTATTCTTCTGCCAAGACAAAGACGGAAAGGCACGATGAAAACAGAAGACCTTTCTGGGGTTGAGCTGCTTCTACGCGGGTCCCTAGCCTTGTCCAAAGTCGAAGAGGTTGGTATCCAACTGGACATGGACTTCGTCAGGACTCAATACAAAAGAACTGGGAAGAAGATACAATGGTTGGAAGAAAGATTTTCCGAAACGCCGGTTGGGAAGGCGTGGAAGGAAAGGTTTGGAACCAAGACGAAGTTCGGATCAGACGAACAACTCTCAGAAGTTTTGTTCAAGGTCCTCCGGCACATCCCAGCAAAGGTCACCGAGCACAATAGACCCAGCGTGGACAAAGAATCTCTGATGAGGATTGGGATAAAAGAGATCAATGAGATCTTTCTTCCGATGCGGGCACTCAAGAAGGTCCGCAACACCTACCTGGCCCAATTCCTTCGCGAATCTGACGCCAGCGGCAGGATTCACCCAACCTTTTCCCTTCACGTTGTCCGAACTTACCGCAGCAGCAGTGAAGGACCTAATTTCCAGAATAACCCAGTCCGGGACCCAGAATTGAAGAAGATCGTTCGCAAGTGTTTCCTTCCATCCAAAGGGAACCGCCTTCTTGAAGTGGACTACAGTGGGATCGAAGTCAAGATTTCCGCGTGCTACCACAAAGACCCTTCCATGTTGGAATACCTACACGACAAGTCGAAAGATATGCACAGAGACAGTGCAATGGACTGTTACCTTCTTCCGGCAGAAGAAGTCACAAAGATGATCCGCTATTGCGGTAAGAACAAGTTTGTATTCCCGCAATTTTATGGCGACTATTACAAGAATTGTGCACGCAACCTATGGGACGCCATAGACCAATACGAACTGCACACCGCGTCTGGGATTCCGTTACGAAAACACCTGGCATCAAAGAAAATCCTGTCCTATCAAGACTTTGAGGAATGGATAAGGAAAGTGGAAGAAAGGTTCTGGTGGGAAAAGTTCAGGGAATACAGCGAATGGAAGGACCGGTGGTGGAACACGTATGTAGCCAGAGGTTTCTTCGACACGCTGACCGGATTCAGATGCAGAGGTGTAATGAAGCGGAACGAGGTGATTAACTATCCAGTTCAAGGTGCCGCCTTCCATTGCCTGCTTTGGTCGTTGATTATGATTGATCGTTGGATTGAGGAAAGAAGGTTGAAGAGCCGCATCGTTGGTCAAATTCACGATTCGATCCTATTCGACGTCGTCCCAGAAGAATTTGACGAACTGCTGGAAAACGTCAACAAGATAATGACGAAACAACTGAAGAAGGTGTGGAAGTGGATCATAGTTCCATTGGAAATAGAAGCGGAAGCTTGCGAAGTCGATCAACCTTGGTATTACAAGAAGGAGGTTCCAATCAATGAAAAGAAGACTCAGCAATAACGGTCGCCGGGTTCTCGCCATTCTCAGCGTTGCGGAAGGGAGTGCCATTCTAGCAGAACAGGAAGCCGAATCCCTTCCCAATGGCAATGGGAAGACCCGAATCCAGCACTGCCAGAGGATAAGGGATGCCTGCGAGAAGGCAATGGATGCTTGGCCAGAACTAAAATCGGTCGGCGAAGGAGATGTCCTGGAAATCGGCAAGGCCCTTCATACATGGGAAAACGACAACAAGGATCTCATTGAAAAGAACGATCCGACCCGCGCATTGCTGAATCTTTCGTTAGCACTGACCACCGATTTGTATGAAGAAATTTCCGGCGCCATGAAGAAAGAAGCGCTAGATGTCCTGACGACCAGACTTTTTGGGTTCATCCGATACCTAGACAGACACCTGAAGAGCCCCGCCATAGATGACGCCATTAGACTGGCCGAGTCTTGGCCTTTCTCGGTTCGGTGAGATAATCCACAAGAGAGGACATCCTGCCTATGAGCGCAATAACAAAAAGCTTTCGAAGCCTGAATGAAATCTTCGGCAAGACGAACAAAAGGACCGCCAAGAGCGCTCTGGCATCCTTGGACAATCCTGATCACAACCGATGCATTATGTTCGTGGGACCTAGTGGATGCGGCAAGACCGCTCTAGCCAGACTTCTGGCGAACAAACTGGGGTCCTTGGACTTTGAGCATCCGCAGTCTTCCGTGGACTATTCTGAGTGGAACGCCAGTGACTTTCGTGGAATTGATTCCATACGGGAGCTGAGGCGCCTTCTTCCATTGGCTCCCTCCAAGGCTAGGTCCAGAGTTTGGCTGTTGGACGAATGCCATATGCTAACAAGAGAGGCCCAGGAGGCCCTTCTCAAGTGCCTGGACAATTGCCCGCCCACCGCCCACATATTTTTGGCGACCACGGAACCGCAAAACCTCAAGATAACCGTGCGCAGAAGGTGTTCTGTGTATGAGATGGCTCCGCTGGAAGACGAAGAAATGTTGGAATTCCTACTGGACCGGTATGGGAAGGAAATAGATAGAGATGTCCTTGAGGAAGTGGCAGCGGAAAGTATGGGAAGTCCTGGGATCGCGATTTCCATCGCCGATAAACTCCGGTCGGTTCCACCCAAGCTCCAAAAGTCTCAGATTGGTGTTTTAGCGTCAGATTCGGACGAATTCATAAAGTTGGCCCAAACCATTCTGAAACGTGCCGGGACGTCGAAGGGATGGGATGAAATAGCTGCGCTGATTTCGGACCTTCAAAAGACCAACAGCCTACGACCCGAATCCATCCGCATCAAGTTGATACATTATTTCACGAAGATCTTGTTGTCCGGAGGACCTCAAAGCGATACCGCCTTTCTGATCGCTTCGACTCTGTACGAAAACCACAATGGTCTTGGGTGGCCGGACATTGTTTTGCCTCTGTATTTTATTCATCAGTCGAAGGTTCAATGAAGACAGGAAGGTATATCTAGACAGAAGGGAAAACTTGAAAAGTTCTGAAATTTATCTCATGGGAGGACAGAATGCAAGACTTGAAGACAAGGTTGGAGGACATGCGGAAGAGGGTCCGGGACCTTCAGGAAGAGGTCGAAGTGGACCCGGACAACCTGGACTTGGAATGGTCTTACTTCGCTGAGCGATATCTTTCGGTGTTGACGGCACTGTCGGAAGCCAAAGCATTGGAACGAGATGCCAAAGCCCAGTTCGAAGACCTCAAGGCAAGACTCTATCAGTCCATTGCAGAGGACATGAAAGCGCGTGGAGAACGGGTGACAGAAGCTGCTATACAATCTGCGCTGACTGTCCATCCGGAGTATGCCACCGCTGTGTCCCTGAAAAATGAGATCGATCTTGCCGTGTCTCAAGCGTCGGACCTTTCCTGGGCGATGAGCGCCAAGAAGACGGCGTTGGAAAATCTGGTGACCTTGTGGGGAAACAAATACTTCTGCGGGCCGAAGGAACCTCTCGATCTTAGTTCGAGGTATATGTTGTCCAAGCGGGAAAAGACCAACGACCTGATTAAATCCAAAATGAAGAAAAGGAAAGGGGAAGCATGAGCATGAAGAAGAGTGGAAAAATGAGCGCGTCCCTGAAGGAAAAGATTTTTGCTAGGGCAAAGAAGCGGATGGAGGAAAAGAACAGGACGGGGAGGACATACCTCAATTATGACGGTCCCATTATGGAGCTCAAAAAGGAAAACAAGTTCGACATATTGCTATATCAGGTAACGGACCCGAAGCACCCGGACAAAGTCGAACCTGGTGAACTGTGGTATCAGAGACCCATAAAGGTCCACAGGTCTGTGGGAACGGACAACATCGACGTCCTGTGTCCAGCTTCCATTGGAAAGAAGTGCCCGATCTGTTCCTACGTAAATGGGCTCAGAACGAACTACCAAGAAAACAAAGAAGAGATCGCAGCGTTGCGGGCAAAGGACCGTGTCATTTATCCAGTGTACAACTACCTGGAAAAGGAAGAATCCAAGCGCTACGCACTGCTTGATGTATCAACCTTCCTGTTTGGGAACTTGCTGGACGAGGAGGTCCTTGAAGACGAAAGCTTGGCACGATTTCCTGAACTGGAGGAAGGACTCACGCTGAAGGTTCGGTGTCGCGAAAAGAAATTCGGCGACAGGACTTTCTTCGAAGCGTCCACTATCATCTTCACTGAACGATCGCGTCCGCATTCGCAGAAAGAAGTCCTGAAGCGCATCCCAAAGATAGATGACTTGCTTCAGTGGAAGTCCTACGAAGAAATTGAAAGGATTTTCTATGAAGATGAATCGTCAGGAGGATCGTCGGCGGAATTAGACGTAGACGTCTGGAACGCGCCCATATCCAAGGTCCGCTCCCTGGCATCAACCTTTGGGATCGACCCGGATGACTACAGCGATGATGATGATCTGAGGGATGCCGTGGCGTTGGCCCTGGAAGAAGGCCATGCGCAAGAAGGAAAGAAAGGGAAGCAAAAGCCAAAGCCGATGAAAAGAAAGCCTGAATCGCCGCCGGCGGATGAGGATGAGGATGAGTCGGCGGATGAGGATGAGTCGGCGGATGAGGATGAGGATGAGGATGAGTCGGCGGACGAAGATGAGG